AGATCTGGACGCAAAAGAAAACACCTTACCAGAATGAGAAGGATTATCTAAATAGTCTTGACGATCCTGTTGAATAGATGACAGCAGAAAAAGTAGCAAAAGAAATTGACAAGATTTTCAAAGATTCATATGACTTGAAAAAATTCTTTGGATCTATATCCAGTCAGGGAGATAAAGAAATTGATACCTGGGACTCTTCTTCTACTGACATGGTTAAGATACCTAAAGGATCGAAGACTCAAGTTGTTCTTGTCCCTAGAATTAAATCTAAGACCGAAAGGAATTGGTTGAGGGGCAAGATCAAAGAGATGTGTGAAGATAATCGGGATGAGATAATTCAAAACATTCAGGGGTATATTCCTGAAGGAATATATGAATTTAAATTTGAAGAAAGAAAAATAACTGGTACGGGTTTACTTTCGTATGTAATTGAAGTAATACCTGAGGGTAAAACGAGTAGATCTGCTGTCCTCAGAATTGCATTCCAATCTAAGGGGTTATCTAATGGTGCTGGGGGTAGGAGAGAAGACCCTCACGAGTTGATGACTGCATGTTTGATTTTAGATAAGAAGGTTATCAATCTTCAGCAGTTGAATGCCATGGAAGATGGCAAACGTCAGGATGCATATAAAAAGATTGTTGATGATTTATACACAACAGCAACTCAAGTAGTGGGTGCTGCAGGTTTATCTGGATTTTATATTGATCCTAAAGACAAAAACCAACCAGATTTAGTAAACTTAGCAAAAGCAATATCAGTTTCTAATTTTGCTTTATCTTTAATTGGCGACGCCAAGGTAGATGCGGTATGGCAGACAGGTACAAAGTGGGCAAATGAAATCAAAAAGTTTAATGTAGGTCCCAAAACCATTCAAAATTATAACTCTTCCGACATCATTGTTAAGTTTACTACCAGTGGTAAAAAAGGGGCAACGCATTACTGGGGTCTGTCCCTAAAGAAAGCAGGTCTGAAAGATCCTGAGCCTACGCTACTAAACAAACCTGCTTATGGTGCGAAGGGATTCCTGACCAAGAGCATTCCTACCACTGAAAATAATAAGATCAATCAAAAGAAAGAAGAGTTTTTTAGAGGTGCCGTCAAGACCAAACTAGGTAACACCGAATATAAAGGTGAGAAGATTGACAAGATGCCAATCAAAAAACTATTGAAGACGGCAGATACTCTCTTCACTGATAGAGATGATAAGAGTGATATGTTGCGAGGCGCAGGTAAGTATAAAGGTAATCCTAATGTCTATTTTAAAGAAATGGACAGGGTATTCATGAAATACTTTGATAATAATAAGGACTTCTTTGTTGAGTTTTTAGATACTATCTTCAAGATCAACCTGGACTCCTATCTTGGTGACGCAGATTTTCACTTCAGTCTTATCACTGGTCGTGGAGATTACAAGGATGGTAAAGTGATTGAAGTTGGTGCTCCTACAGAGAAGCAGGGTAGGACAACCACCGAAATCTTCAGAGAAATGTTTCAAGATCCTGATGTCACGGAATATAGACTGTTGCCTCAGGATGGGAAGAAGCAAGCATTTGAGGAAGGTGCAACTGCGGCTAAACTTTTTTATAAAATGAGGATCGGAAAGGGCAATAAAGGTGTTACTATAGTTGACCTGGAAGTCAGGTACAAGGGAGCACTTACAGGGGAGCCTCAATTCCAAGTCTTTATGTCGGTAGGTGCGGATAGTTTCTCAGCATTATATAAAAAGAAAGTCAAAGAGCGTCCTCCCGTCCGTTGGTGAGGACAATATAAAAACTGGCACACCCCCCGTTGCGACCCCCCTTTGCCGTGCTATAATAAGAGTATCAACAGGGGGGAAATGCCCAACAAACACCTAGAGCATCCAGAAGACGCAGTTTTCGATGGCAAGCGACAGGTTTTGCACAACCTCAAGCAGATGGTGTCTGCTCGTCGTAACATAAGTATTAAGTACGATGGTGCTCCTGCTATCGTGTTTGGCATCAATCCTGAAAACGGACGCTTCTTTGTGGGCACTAAGTCTGTCTTCAACAAAAAGAAAATCAAGATCAATTATACCCATGAAGATATCGATAGGAACCATTCTGGTAACGTTGCTGATATCCTTCGTTTGTGTCTACGTTATCTTCCCCGTACTCCTGGTATTAATCAAGCTGATTGGATTGGCGTTGCTGGCGGTAGCGTCTATACCCCCAATACTATTACTTATCGCTTTACTGATATTCCTACTGGCAATATAATCCTTGCACCACATACCAGTTATGTACAAGTTTCTCCAGATGCTGTCGGTAAGTGTGGGCTTGCTCTGCCTTCTACAGAGAGTTGCCATTTCATCAACACCCGCAACGCCCGCACCTCAGGATTCAATTACCTCGATCTCTCTGCAAGGATCTTACGCCACTTACCTTTTGTAAAAGTACCTAAGGGTAAGTCACGAGATTACTTGCGTAAATATATCAACGATTATATTCGTGCTGGGGCACTTCCCACTCCCCGCGAAATGTATAATCGGTTGCCTGATAAATACAAGTGTGACGTTAATATTTCCACCTTTATTGTGTGGGATCTAATGTCAAAACTGAAACAGCGGTTACTCGACTCAATCATTGTTACTGACAATATCCAATCTTTCATCAAGGATCAACCAACCAAGCATGAAGGATTTGTTATTGTCTCTGATAACCCTCTTAAAATTGTAGATCGCCAAACCTTTAGTAAAGCAAATTTCAATCTAGATAAAAATTGGACGAATGAAGAAGTTTAGTGCTTTCCTAGCCGAGGCTCAAAAATCCCAAGCACAACAGCAAGCTAAGGCACTGGGTCTCCAGCATCTTGGTTATGGGTATTATGGTAAACCAGATGGTACGGTTACTCATAAATCTAAAGATGGACAGTTGATGCAACTGTCAAAGAAAGAAGCGGAGAAATCAATTGAGCAAAGACCCGATGAAGAAGACCAGCAAGCACCTGAGCAGGATGCTGCAGTGTCAGTTGCTATTACATTTGGAAGATTCAATCCTCCTACTGTCGGGCATGAGAAACTTCTTAACAAGGTAGCATCTGAAGCAAAGGGCGGCGAGTATCGTATCTATCCCAGTCAGACACAGGACGATACTAAGAATCCTTTGAGTGCCAATGAGAAAGTAGAATACATGGCACTTGCTTATCCTAAGCACGCTGAGAATATTATTAACTCATCTAAGTTACGTACTATCTTTGATGTGTTGACATCCCTGAATGAGGATGGTTATACTGAAGTCAAGATTGTCGTTGGTGGCGATCGTGTAGCAGAGTTTAACTCTCTAGCACAAAAGTATAACGGCAAACTTTATGATTTTGAAAACATTCTGGTCGTATCTGCTGGTGACAGAGACCCTGATGCTGATGACGTTTCTGGTATGTCAGCTAGTAAGATGCGTGCTGCTGCTGCAGAGGGTGATTTCGATACCTTTAAGAAAGGCATTCCTTCGGCAATGCCTTTAGCGGATAAGGAAAGACTGTTTGCGTCAGTAAGGTCTGGCATGAAACTCAATAATGAAGACTTTGATTTTGCTCAAGCATCTTATACTCTGCATGAGATTGCACCAAAGATGGATCTTGCTGGTCTGAGAGAATCGTATCTCAATAAAGAGATTTTTAGAGTTGGCACGTTTGTTGAAAATCTAAACACTGGTGTTGTTGGTAAGATTGTTAGTAGGGGCAGTAATCATGTCATCTATGTTGATGAGAATGAGACTGTATACCGAGCATGGTTAAAAGACCTCGTAGAAAGAAATATCTTGGACTTTGGTTTTGACTATACTCCTGCTGGAGAAGTCGGTACAGATGCTTTGACAGATTATATGGTCAAGCTTACCCCTGGTGAGTTCATAAAGAAGATAAATAAAAGAAGCAAACAGCAGTCCAAGGACCGATGAATTTAAGAGATCTACCTGATATGTCTGACGCACTGGCTCAAGTGCGTGCTCTTGAAGAGAAGAAAAAACTCGACGATGTTGATCACAAAGAATTAAAGGGATCACACGCAGAGCGTAAAGACGGCGACATTGATAACGACGGTGACGAAGATGAAACCGATGAGTATCTACACAATCGCCGTAAGACAATCTCTAAAGCGGTCAAGAAAGAAGAGTTTGATCACATTGCTTTCGCTGAGTCGGTAGTCCTAGAGCTTGCTGAAGAAGAAGCAATCGACGAATTGACCGATGATGAATTGGTTGATATCTTTGAGACTGCTTTGCTTGAGTTGGCAGACAGTCCTGAAGATCTGCTTGAAATGGCAGACATCTTTGAGTCGATGGAATCTGAGATGGAGTACATCTCCGAGGAAGTTGATACTGAAACTAAGAGAGAGATCGGTGGAATCAAGCGCAAGGTCGCTCATTCCAAGAAGATGGATAGAATGGTTTCTAGATCTTCTCAACTTGCTGCTCTCAAGGCAAAGAAATCAAATAACAGTGAGAGAGATGCTGGTTCTGAAGCAAGAGAGAAACTTGCTAGCAAACCAGAAGCACAAACTCGTGGTGAGCGTCTGAAGGCAGCTGCTAAAGAAGCAGGTAGCAGAGCGAAGAAAGGTCTGAAGGCTGGTATCAAGGGTGCTGCAACTGGCGCTGGTTACGTTGCTGGTGCTGCTAAGCGTCTTGATCGTGGTGTCAAGAATGCCTTTGACAGAGGTTATGATAGAGGTGCTGGTCAGTATAAGGATGATGACGGTGGTAGCTCCTCCTCCAGCAGCAGACCTGCAAGCAGACCTACCTCTAGCGGTGGCACCAGAAGTGGCAGCTCATCCAAACCCAGAGAGAAGAGTGCTCTTCGTGCAGTCGGTAGTCTGATTAAGAAGGGTGTTAAGAAGGCAGTTGGTAAAACTTCTCGCCTGATTTCTAAGGGTAGTGGTGCTCTTGCCAGACGTTTGGGCGAAGAGTTTGAAAAGATTGATCATCTGGTAGAGTCTGGTCTCTTTGAGATGACTGAGATCGAAGCAATTATCCTTGAGGGTATCCGTGATAAGGATCCCGAGAAGGGCACTGAAGAGAGAAAGGCACGTCTTGAGAAGAAGCGTGGCATGAAACTCGATGATCACCCTCAGTATAAGAAGGAAGAAGTTGAGATTGTCGATGAAGGTCTAAAGGGTGCTGTTAAAGGTGCTGCTCTTGGAGCAGTTGCTGGTACAGTCCTTCCCGTAGTTGGCACTGGCGTTGGTGCTGCGATCGGCGGTGCTGCTGGTCTGATGCGCGATGACCGTAAGGATAAGTATGTTAAGAATGCTAAGAAGAGAGCAAAGAAAGAGTATAAGAATAAGTTTGAAGAAGTAGATCGTGAAGAGGTTGAGCTCTTTGTTGATCTCCTGATTGATGAAGGTGCAGATCTATCTGAATTTACTTGGGAAGATATGCATGAAGAGTATGAAATGATGGAGGAGGGTCTTCGCTCTGCTGTTAAGAAACTTCTTGGCGGTAAGAAGAAAGAAGAGCCCGCAAAACCTGAGAGCAGAGGCGAGCAACTTCGTAAGAAGTATAATGTTGGTCCTGAAAAGTCTGACACTTCTGCTAAGAGACAGATCCTTGATCGCTCCCGTGCTAGAGCAGAGAGAGATGAAAAGGAGTATGGTGGTTCTCAC